GCACCAGCCCACCTAAGATTGAAGTAGGTTCTGGTACTGATACATACTTCGCAGAAGTCTACGGTTTGGGCGCTGACTTCGATACACAGACATTGGCTAACGCTGATGATGTGCTTGAGATTCGTATGCGTAAAATCCGTAATGTCATGAATAAGATGCTCATGCAGAAAGACCGTGACTTCCTTAACACGTTCTTCACTACTGGTGTCTGGACTGAAGACCTTGCGGGTACTACGGACTTTGTTAAGTGGTCTGACAGTGCTGCTGTGCCAATTGATAACATGCGTACATGGAAGCGTGACTTCCAACTGCGTAACTACGGTATCAAGGCTAATAAGGTGCTTATTCCTCAGCGTACTATTGATGCACTGATGGCTAACACGCAAATCTTGGGCCGTATTAACGGTGGTGCAACTATTGCTAACCCAGCAATGATTGACATGACTTTGCTTGCGAACATCTTTGGTGTTGAGGAAGTAGTCGTTATGGATGCAGTATCTAACACAGCTAAAGAAGGTGCTGCTGGTACCCCCGAGTTTATGGCTGGTGACTCTATGCTCTTGACATACTCCCCATCTAGTGCAGGTCTCGATATGGCTGCTTCTGGTTTGACCTTTGCGTATAACTCTATTGAAGGTGTCTCCTACGGTATCTCAGTAGAATCATTCACAGATGATGCTCTCCAGCGTAAAGGTGTAGCTGAGGAAGTACAAGCTAAGATGGCATATGATATGAAAGTTGTTGGCCCATCGCTCGGCACGTTTGTCAATGACGTTCTGTAAGTGAAATAAGGTGTCCGAAGGGGTGTAGTATTCTTCGGACACTTACATAAGATCAACATAAAGGAAACCCGATGAATACAGTAACAGACGTAAGTTTTAACCCAAGTGGTGACGAAACAATTACTAGTATTAAGACCTAAGCTAATCTTATGGCTGGTATTATTGGCGGGCTACCAGACGGTAGGCGTAAGTCTATAGCCCTAACCCAACTTGAGACAGCATCCATGTGAGCTGTAAAAGCTGCTGCATGTGGTGATACATAAGATATTACACAAGATTAACCCGACAACAAATTAGGACTATACAAATGCCCGAACAGTACAAAGACCTACAAGATAGTATGCCTGTGTTCGTCAAATCTTTTGACGGTATTATCTGGAATGGTAAACAATATATGGCTGGCAAAGAGTTCCCTTGGAAAACTATTGGTGTAACTTTCGATCAAGCTAGGATCATGTTTGTAAACCACCAAATTTTCCATAGTGATGAACTAACTATTGAGCATAAGGTAGGAGATGGACTAGACGCCATGACTATTGAGCAGCTTACCCACTTAGTAGATTCTATTAATATTAAAGTAAAAGCTAATGCTAAAGATAACAAGATGAAATACGGCAAAGAAAAGTGCAAGAAATCTCGTATTGTAGATAAGCAACGGGGTCTTATTCGCTCGTGGCGTCGTAACTTTGGTTACCTAGAGAATTAATAAAGAACCTAGAGGGATTATCCAATGACAGCCACTTATGATCGAACAGACCTAAATAAGGATACTGCTACTGGTAGAGTTAACGTCGTTAGGTTTCTCCTAGGTGATACAGATGTTACCTCCCCTGAAGTACAAGATGAGGAGATTACGTTTACACTAGCTTCAGCATCTAATGCTGTATACCTAGCCGCCTCCTTGTGTGCATCAGCTATTTCATCAAAGTACGCAGGTTATACTGATACGGAGATTGATGGGACTCTATCATCTGATTATGGTTCATTAGCGGGTAGCTTTAGTAAACTCTCTGTACAACTTAAGCAAGAGGGCAACAGGCAAGATGGTACATCCATAGGTATCTTCCTAGGTGGTATGCCAGTGTCCCCTGACAAAGGTTACACATTCTTCCGTAGGCAATTTGAGGACCCAGCCTATAAGAACTTAACTGATGTTTAGAGAGAAAGACCTAGCTAGGCTAGTGAAAGAGCATGGTGAAAGCCTTAGCCTCCTCTCAAGTAATGACGCTGGTACCTATAATCCCCAGACAGGCGCAGTAGATGGTTCTACCACAACACCAGTTACATTCAGAGGATATATCTTTAGTAGTGAGACTGGTGTAACTAATAACTCACAGGTCGTAGGATCAGACCGTAGATGCTTTATACCCAAGAGTCAACTACCTAATAATATACCATCTGACAAAGATAAGATATCTAATGATGAGATACTGATGGTTAGGACAATCAAGAGCAATGGTGTCGTAATGTGTTATATTTGTCACTTAAAGGATTAACTCATGTCAAACCAGATGACTATTAATACTAGTTTCTTTGATAAACTAGAGTCATTAGAAGACCAAGTGGAAGAAAAGTTAGAGGATATTATGCAAAACCTCGCAAGCTTGGCTGTAAGTTACTCTCCGGTTGACACAGGTGCTTATGTAACTTCGTTTTCTTTGGTGCCTAACAATGGTGGCGGAGGTAGATCAAGAAGGTCAGATAACAAACCTACAGGACAAAACGAACAAGCTATGAGAGACCAAGGTTATTCCCAAATGATGGAAGACCTAGCGAGAATAAACCTAAGAGAAACTACTAGTATCGCAATAAGAAACAGAAGCCCCCACTCAAATAACGTAGAGGATGGTGGACCTAATTGGCGTAGATCAGGCTACGGGGTGTTTAGAAAACTGAGGAATGAATCCTAATGGCTAGTATATATGACGACATTAGGGCTACCCTAGAGACCCACCTAAGCACGATGACTGATGTACCCTCCATAAGCTACGAGAACGTATCGTATGAGCCTCCTGAAGGTGCTGACTGGTGTAAGACACAGCTACTCCCGACTAGACGTAGGCCAGCTTGCAGAGGTACCGACCCTAAGCAGAAATACGAGGGTGTCTTTACAGTATTTTGTTATTCTCCTGAAGGCTTAGGTCCAAGCGGGTGTGACGATCTAGCTGACAAAGTAATAGTACACTTCGATGCCACTACGGACATTGTTCACCCGACAGACTCTACCATAGTGGTATCAGTGAACTATGCTGAGAGATCACAGGGTATTAATGCCCAGCCATATTATTATGTACCTGTTGACATTAGCTGGTACTATTACTCTTAACTAAGGATAACCTCACATGCCTATCTCACAGAACAGTCGCGCCTCCCTCGCTACCGTAGTTGAATCTACCTTCGGTACAACCCCAAGCACCCCTACGCTTATTACCCTACCTTTCGCTACACATTCCCTTGATGATACACGTCAGACATTGGGTGGTACGGACATTCGTGGTGATGAGATGGAACGCTTCTTGCGCCTAGGTGATGTAACCGTTGCTGGTGATATCACTGGTGACTTCCGTAAGGGTGACTATGATACCCTATTAGAAAGTGTTATGCGAGGGGAATGGGCTACTAACGTACTTAAGGTTGGCACCACACCTAAGTTTATGACCATTGAAGAGACTGCTGCTGACATTGATCAGTTCCGTCAGTTCAAGGGTATGACTGCTAACACTATGAACATTGCGGTAACCAGTGGTTCCTCTACACCAGTACAAGTCACATTCGGTATGATGGGTCGTGAGGTTACACAGTCTGCTACTACTGTAGCAACTACGCTTGCTGCTGCATCATCCAACAGTCCATTCGACCACCACTCAGGCGACTTCGCATTGGGCAACGTAGGTAGCTCCAGTGCTGCATGTGTAACTGCCATTAGCTTTGACGTAGCACGTAACTACGAGACAACCTTCTGTGTAGGCGACCCTTTGACTAAATCTATGGTCTCAGGTAATGCTGCTATCACTGGTACATTTACAGCGTACTACGAAGATGAGACACTGCTGGCACGTTACACAGGTGAAACTCTTACTGAGCTTGAGTTGTCAGTTGATGATGAGACAGGAGCTAACCCATACACCTTCTTGTTTCCATCGGTTAAGTTCACAGGCGCTCCAGTCCCTGTCTCAGGTCCAACTGGTGCCCGCATGGTAGAGATTCCTTTCACAGCACTTTATGATGCTACTGAGGGTAGTAACCTAGTTATCACTCGCACAGCATAAGAAATCCCTTTAACTAGGGCTAGTTGCTTGTGCCTTCGTCGGGTGGGTGCAAGCAACGCTATTGACTGATACCCGACATCTTATAACATAACCACACAGGAAACCCCGACAATGGCTGATCTAGCAAATATTAAGAGTAACATTAAAGAAGAGATAGTAGTTACACTCAAGCTTGGCGAAGATGATATCCTTAACGAACCTAAGGGTGATGCTGAGGCTACCCCTATGACTATTACACTAAGTGGCCCTAATTCTAAGGCTGCTCAAGAGGTATCTTTCGATATCCAAGATGAGGCTATTGCTAAGTATAAGGCTGACCCAAAAAGTCAAGAGATTGACTCCCGTAAGATGTTTGAGCTACGTGTAGATAGGGTAGCACGTAATACTACGGGATGGAACATTACACTAGATGGCAAGTCGCCTAAGTTTACTCTTGAGGCTGTTAAGGCTTTCTACAGGGAGTACAAGATGTTCTTCTATCAAGTGGAGGAAGCTCTAGAAGTAGAGTCGGGTTTTACTCTGGCCTAACTCAACAGATGTGTACTTGGGCGGAGCATAGATTTCGCCTGAGTAAGACTGATGATAAAGGCGCCACAGTAAGAGAACACTTAGAGCAAGTAGAAAGGCAGCTAGGGTATAAGCCAGCAGAATTAGAGGAGCCTAATGAGTTCCCATCTGTTGTAACTTATCTCTGGTCTGCCTTTTGTCGTTTAAGCAATAGAAGAACAAGTAATGAAACAGGTGTTAATCCTATTTCATTTATAGAGATTAAGGCTTGGAAGGATTTACTAGAGGTTAAGACACAACCTTGGGAAATTGAAGCTATATTAAAGTTAGATGAAGTTTACCTTAGGGTAACTAGAGAGAAGTAGAGATAACATGAGTAGTTTTGACCTAGTAGTATCCTACCCAACCCTTAAAGCTGCTAATGCTGAAATTGAGAAGACAGGTCTTACTGCTAAGAGGTCCGCAAGTGTATTCTCTAAAGCTTACTCTCGGGTTGAAGGGGACATCAACAAAAGTCTTAGATCAGTAAGAAAACAGATGTCTCTCTCTAAGACATTAGAGACACAGAAGCGTCGTGAGGGACAAGCTGCGGCAACTGCTGCTGCTAAGGCGGCTAAAGCTGCACAAGGTCAAGCTAGGGAAGTCGAAAGACTTAACCTAAAGTATAAACCTTTGTATGCTGCCTCTAAACAGTATGAGAGAGCCTTGGAAGAACTTAACGCTGCTCATACGTTGGGGGTGCTTAATAGCAAACAGCATGAGAGTGCCGTTGAGAAACTAGGGTTAGAGTACCAGCAGTTTAACAATAAGACAGCAGGGGCTAATAACCAGTTTATCCAAGGGTCGAACAGGGCTGCTAGATCAGCTAACCGTATGGGAATGGCTACACAACAAGCTGGTTATCAGGTAGGTGACTTTATTGTTCAACTGCAATCTGGGACTAACCCTTTTGTAGCATTTGGTCAACAGGCTACACAGTTAGTTGGTGTCATGGGTATGATGAACCCAGCAATGATTGGTGTTGGTGCTGCATTAGGTATTGTCATTCCACTTGTCACAGCGGTTGGTGCTGCATTTTATAGGTCTGGTGGTAAGGCAAAAGATTTTGGGGACCAGATAGACGAAACCAAAAGTCTACTTTCAGAGTATATATCTTTGTTAGATTCTGTTGATACTTTT